CTACACCGAACTCGATGCTCTGGCGGATACGATCAGGGATTTGTACATCGCCGCGAGATAACCGCGGTACAATCGCAACGCGGGGACATGCGGCCGGCCGCCGCCGCTGTGTCCATCCACAGCTTACCCGCCCCTTTCAACCCGCCGATGGAGGCGTCGCAGTGTCTTTTGCCTACATGCCCCTGTTCACAGGGGACTATCTTCGAGATACGCAGCACCTCTCCATGTCGGAGCACGGCGCTTTTCTCAAGCTTCTGATGTTCTGCTGGGACCAGAAGGGGCCGGCACCGCTTGATGAGCGGAAGCTCTGCGGCATCGTAAACGCGCGGTCAGGCGACGAAATCGAGGCCCTTCGCCGGGTAGTCGGCGAGTTCTTCGTGCGGATGGACGACGGCCTGTACAACAAGCGCATGCAGCTCGAGGTGGAGCGCAGCGAGTCGATTAGCCGCGGCAGGTCTGAGGCAGGGCGCAAGGGATACGAAGCAAAAGCTAAGCAATTGCCAAGCAAAAGCAAAGCAAGTGCTAAGCATGTGCCTCTATCCCCATCCCCATCCCCATCCCCATCCTTATCCCCATCCTCACCCCCAGACCAGCCGCAGCCTTCGCTGGCGGCATCCGTGTCTGAGATATCCAAGCCTGTTGCAGAAATACTACGGCGCGCTCCGCGCGCTGCTGCGCTAGCGCAGCCGTCAGATGTTTCCGAACAGGTCTGGCAGGACTTTCTGGCAACCCGCAAGCAGTTGAAGGCCGCCGTCACGCAGACCGCCATTGACGCAATACGGCGGGAGGCTGGCAAGGCGCGGATATCGCTTGAGGATGCCTTGCGGATGTGCTGCGCCCGCGGATGGCGTGGATTCAAGGCTGATTGGGTGCGGACAGGGGCCGCGGGGTTGCAGGCAAGGCAGGCCGCGAACACCGAAGCCGCGTACAAGATGCTTTTTCCTGGGGAGGTGATCGAGCATGAAGCAAAGTGACTTCAAGAGTTTTTCCGACTTGTTGAACGGCGTGATGGACGTGTACGGACGCGAGCGCAGTCCGACGGCGCTGGCGCTGTGGTTCAAGGTGCTTGGCCAGTTCGAGCTGCAGCCGGTGGCGGACGCCATGGCGGAGCACATGCGGATCAGCAAGTTCGCGCCGACGCCAGCCGATATCGTGCAGGCACTGACCCGGCAGGACGGAAGGCCGACGGCAGACGAGGCGTGGTCAATGATTCCGCGGTCGGAGTACGAATCCGTTATCTGGACGGACGAGATGTCGAAGGCGTTCGCACTTGCGGCCCCGTTGCTTGAAGCCGGTGACCAAGTGGCCGCCCGCCGTGCGTTCATTGACCGCTACGAATCCGAGGTCAAGGCCGCTCGAGCTCAAGGGAAACCCGTCAACGCATGGCCTTCGTGGGGGTTCGACGCCGCGGGCAGGGATCAGGCACTAGCCAAGGCGGTAGAAACCGGCCTACTGCTGCCGCAGCACGCAGCCATTTACGCCGCAGCTCTTCCCGGAGGCGGAACTGTCCACCCGAAGATCGCTGCGCTTCTGGGCGATGCTGGTGCGGTCAAGCGGATCCAGTGACATGCCCAGCGTGCCTAAAAAGGGTGCAATCGTGCCCAAAAACGGTGGGATGGCACAGGCTGTCGTGCGTCCAGTGCTGCCTGAGCCTGTTGGACAGCGCGGGGAACAAGAAGCGCAGGCAGGTGATGGCGGCAGCAATCGAGAGGCAGATGGGGGCCCAGCACTTGGCAACTGTCAGGTCCGCGTACTCATCCCGATCAGGACCGTCAGCGGCAGCAATTCCCGCGAGCACTGGGCAAAGCGAGCCAAGCGCGTAGGGACGGAAAGGTCCGCAGCACACAAGTCCATGATTTGGCATGCTGGGATAAGCCGAGAATCGGCGCAAATGATCCTTGCCAGGAATCCATCAGTCGTGCTCACCCGCATCGCAGGGCCCCGCGGGAAAACCCTTGACGATGACAACCTTCGCGGATGCCTGAAGGCGATAAGGGACGGTGTGGCGGATTCCTTTGGAATCGCAGACAACGACCCGCGGGTGTCTTGGGACTACGCCCAGCGGAAGGCGGATTACTGGGGCGTCGACGTGGAAGTCTTTGTATAACCTGCCTGTTACCGTAACATTCGACCTATGGCAGTCGTAATCGACGTGCGCGCGGATTTCGGCGCAGTAATCGCGGACCTGAACCGCGTTGAGGGGACGCTATCCCGGTCAATCCTCGCGTCTACCCTGAACCGGGTGGCAGCAGGGGTGCGGACAGAAGCCGCAAACGACATCTTCAAGAACTACAATCTCAAGCGGGCCAAGATTCTTGAGCGCATCCGCATCCGCAACGCCTTCGCCAATTCCAAGCTATCGACCGAGGTCTACGTCCAGTCCAACAACCGCAGGCGAGCGACTAACGTCATATCGTTTGGCGCCACGCAACTAAAGCGCGGGGGCGTGTCGGTCAAGATCAGGCGGGATGCGGCAAAGCTGCGGATAAAGCCTTGGTTCATCCTGACCAGCAAGAGAACTGGCGGCACGTTCGTAGCAAGGCGCAAGGGAGAAGGCCGCGGTGAGCTTGGGTCAGTGGTGACAATCGATGTCCCCCAGATGTTCACGACAAGGGAGCTGACACGCAAGATGCTCGCACGCATTAACCGCACATTCCCTGCCGAGATTGAAAGGCGAGTGAGGCTTGCGACAAGGGAAAGAAAGTGAGCGGGTCCTTACTTAGGGGGGAAGGGGCGGGTCGAAGCGAGTCGCAAAAGACCGCTAGTGTCCATTTTTTGTATAGGCTAACCCCGTGCCAGGTCTAACCAAGGCTGCGATCGCCAAGGCGTTGAACATCAGCGCGCCGGCTTTCGACCGTTACCTGAAGAAGGGTTGCCCGCACGATTCGGTGGAATCCGCGCGGGCATGGCAGGCGGCGAATATCGACCTGCAGCGCAGCGCGTTGCAGCATGTGGTGCAGAAGGCGAACGTTGCCGTCCTTGATCGCGGCCCGGACTTTTCGGACGACGCCCCAGCGGCGCGGCTGATCCGCGAGAAGGCAAGGCGGGAGGCGGCGGAGGCTGACCTTGCCGAGATTGAGCTGATGGAGAAACGGTCCGAGATCATCCCCATTGGGGAACACCGCCGCGTGCTGTTCTCAGTTGGCCGCACAGTGCGGGACGGTCTGCGGCAGATACCGTCACGGATATCCGCGCAGATGGCGGCGGAAAGCGATCAGCACGCATGCCAAAGCATCATCGAGGCGGAGATACGCAACGTCCTGTGCCAGTTGGCGAAGTGGGGTCAGGATGTTGACGCCCGCGCAGATTGACGAGATATCCGCGCAGGTCGTCGCGGATGCTTTTGCGCCGCCGCCGACCCTGACCGTCAGCCAGTGGTCTGACGCGCACCGGATGCTGTCTAGCAAAAGCTCATCCGAGCCCGGTCCGTACCGCACCGAACGCACGCCATACCTGCGGGTTCCGATGGACTTGCTTAGCGAGTCTTCGCCCGTGGATCAGGTCGTCCTGATGTTCGGCGCGCAGGTCGGCAAGTCGGAGTGCGGCAACAACTGGCTCGGCTACATCATTGACATTTGCCCCGGCCCGGTCATGGCCGTGCAGCCGACGACCGACACCGCAAAGCGGTACAGCCGGCAGCGGATCAGTTCCATGATCGAGGAGACGCCTCGGCTACGTGAAAGGGTGCGGCAAAACCGGTCGCGGGACGACGCCAACACCACGCTCGCCAAGGACTTCCCGGCGGGCACGCTCATCATTGCCGGCGCGAACAGCGCCGCGGGGCTTCGGTCCATGCCGGTCCGCTACCTGTTCCTTGACGAGATCGACGCTTATCCGCTGGACGTTGACGGCGAAGGCGACCCGGTTGGGCTGGCTGAGCGCCGGACCGCGACCTTTGCGCGGCGCAAGATATTCAAGACTTCCACCCCGACAATCCGCGGGTTCTCCCGTATCGAACAGGCGTACGAAGCCGGCGACTGCAACAACTACCACGTCCCATGCCCGCACTGCAACACGCTGCAGGCGCTGAACTTCTCCGGCCTGAAGTGGACGCGGGACGACATGGGTGCGCCGATTCCTGGCACCGTCCGCTATTGCTGCAACTCCTGCGGCGCGATGATCTCCGAGCACGAAAAGCCGTACATGCTGGCGCACGGGCAGTGGATTCCGGCGAAGGAACGGCGGGACATTGCATCGTTCCACCTGTCGGCGCTCTACTCGCCGCTCGGCTGGTATTCGTGGGAGCAGGCCGCGGCGGAGTTCTATGACGCCAGCGAGGCGGCGAAGTCCGGCGATGTCAGCAAGCTCAAGGTGTTCACGAACACCGTCCTTGCGGAGACATGGGAGGAAGACGGCGACCGGGTCAGCCAGCACGAATTGGCGAAGCGCGCGGAAGACATGCCGCGGCGGATTGCTCCCGAGTGGGCCCTTGTCCTGACCTCCGGAGTTGACGTACAGGCCGACCGGCTGGAGGCGTACGTCTGGGCATGGGGCCGCGGCGAGCGCAGCGCCATCATCGAGCGGGATGTCATCTACGGTTCGCCTTCCGAGCAGTTGACCTGGGACAAGCTGGACGAGTTCCTGAACGCGGAGTTCGAGAGAATCGGCGGGGGTCACTTGCGGATAAGCGCCGCCGCGGTCGATTCGGGCGGGCACCACACGCAAGAGGTCTACGGCTTCTGCCGTGCCCGCGGTCATCGCCACATCATCGCCATCAAGGGGCAGTCGCAGTCAGGGAAGTCTGTTCTCGGCAAGCCGTCCCTGATGGACGTGAACTACCGCGGCATCAAGCTCAAGCGCAGCGTCAAGCTATGGCCGGTCGGGGCGGACACAGCGAAGGCTACGATTTACGGACGCCTGCGCCTGAACGACCCGTCTGGGGCCGGATACGTACACCTCGCAAAGTGGATGCCTGCCGAGGTCTACGAACAGCTAACCGCGGAACGACTGGTAACCAAATACATCCACGGCCGCACCCGCCTGCAGTGGATGAAACCGCCCGGCCGGCGGAACGAGGCATTGGACTGCGCGGTCTACGCCTTGGCTGCCGCGCACTACCTTGGCATGCCAAGGTGGCGGGAACTTGATTGGAGTCGCCGCGAGAAGTCTTTAGCGGTAACCTCGGACGTAGTACAATCTCAACCGGCTCCAACGTCGGAGCCTCCCGCGAAGCGTCGTCCCGGCTGGCGAGTCGCCGGCCGCATTGAAAGGTGACAATGGCAAGCCTCATCTATAACAGCTTCTTCGACGACCTGGCCCGCGGCGCAATCGACCTCGATACCGATACCTTCTGGGTCATGCTCACGACCTCGGGGTACACGGAGAACAAGGACACGCACCTGAAGCGGTCGGACGTTGGCAGCGAAGTCGCGGCCGGCGGCGGCTACTCGACGGGCGGTCAGGTTGTGACCTTCACCGTCACCAAGGACACCGTAAACGACCGACTGGACGTGACCCTCGGCGGCACGACTTGGGCGGCCAGCACCATCACCGCGCGGAAGGCGGTTTACTACAAGCGCCGCGGGGGTTTGGCGAGTGCCGACGAACTTGTGGCGGTCAACGACTTCGGCAGCGATGTTATCAGCACCGCGGCGACCTTCACCCTGAACGCCAGCACGCTGCGGGTGCAGAACTAAATGGCTGATAACGTCACCCTGCCAGGCTCGGGCGAGATTGTCGCAACCGACGACGTAAGCACGCGGCAATATCAGCGCATCAAGCTCACTGATGGCCTTGCAGAATCTGAAGTGCACGCGCGCGTCAAGGCCGCCAACGCCGACACCAATGACGCCGGCATCGTCACGCGCCACACGCCGCAAAACACCTGGTGCGTGAGCTTCACGCGCGTCAACGGCTCGGCGCTCGACACGGCGGACATGACGCAGCGCCGGCTCGGCACCGGGGTCGGCGTCAGCCAAAGCAACGGCAATCTGGTCGTCACCGCTGGCACCACCGCCAACAGCGAGTTTCTGGCGCGCTCGGTCGTTTCGTTCAACGGCGCGGTCATCAAGCGGCACCAGACCATCCTGTCGCAGCGCATCGTCAACAATAACTTTGCGGTGCTGCTGGCCGATCGCATTGGTGAGGGCCTCAGCTGCACGATCAACAGCGCGACAAGTATCAGCGTCACGCTGACCGCGCACGGCTACACCACGGCCAACGTGGGCCAGAGCATGCTGATCGGCGCCATCAGCGGCGCCAACGGCGTGCCGGGTCGGTATGCAATCGCGTCGATCCCGGACGCCAACACCATCAACTTCACCGTCGCCGGCTGGCCCGCCAGCGGCAGCTGCACGCTGGACCTTTTCGGGTGGAATTACATCCGGTGGCTGTACACCGGCACCGGCGCCACCACCGCCAACGTCGACAGCCAGCGCATGGGCTGGAATAGCGGCGACACCGCTGCCACCATCAACACCACGGCCTCGCCCGGCCACATGGCGCAAACGGCCATTGATGGCCGCAACATCTACTTCCAGGACGGCCTGGTCGCATCGGCCGCCGCGCCAGCCATTACCAGCCGCGCGCACCGCTGGGTCAACATCCCAGAGCAGGACGTCGAGCTGTTCCTGTACGTGTGGAGCTTCAACGGCACCACGGCGCCGGCCAGCGGCACCACCTGGACCGTCGGGTTTGTCAGCGTCGAGGACACCGTCAATTTTCCGGTGTACCTGGCCGGTGTGCGCCCGCAAGGCGCCAGCCAGTCGCTGCCCGTCAGCGGCACCGTCACCGCCAACGCAGGCACCGGCACGCTAGCTGTATCGCTTGCTACCAATACGCCAACCATCGCCGCAGGAACCGCAGCCATTGGAGACGTGGGAATACAGTACCGAGCTAATGCTACAGGCGCAGGAACTCCAACGAACATCAATAGCCCGGCTACGCCAGCTTCGCAGACCATCAAGGGATCGGCCGGCCGATTGCTTGCAATCTGTCTTGTAAACACTAACGCAGCGGCGCGATTCTTCAAGATTTTCAACGCAACAGCGCCAACGCTTGGCACCACCGCTGCAACCCTCGACATCTGCCTGCCGACCAATCAGGCCATTGAGATCAGTTTCGAAGGCGGCATTGCCTTTGGCACTGCCATCACCTGTGCAGTCACTGGCGCCCGTGGCACCACTGACAACACAGCAATCACCGCCGGTGATGTCACCGGCTTCACAGTCCACGCGTAAGGAGAACACCATGTCCCGCAAAACCGCAAGCGTCGAGATCCTCATGCGCGACGGTGAAGGAAACATCCAAGGCGTGCAGACCGCCTACGGCTACACAGACGACGAAGGCGCAACATTGGTTATCGACAACGGCAATGCGCCGGATGTCGAAGCCGCAGTGCCAGCCGACATTACCGTGACCGTGATTCCAGCCGTAGTTCAGCGTACGCCGGCAACATTGGTTAGCCGCGTCAACGACGCAGAAGCCAACACAAGCACTCTGACGTTCACGTTCTAGCATGCTGCTGCTGCTGCTAAACCAGCCGGCGAGCGGCAGCACAGCTAACGGCGTCACGATCACCGCCACTGCCAGCCTCATCGCGGGCAGTGCTTCGGCCGGTGGCACGCCAGCCACGGCCAACGGCGTCACTATCACCGCCACTGCCAGCCTGACCGCTGGCACGGCGAACGGGCAGGCTTTAGCTACCGGCGTCACACTATCGACGACTGCCAGCCTGATTCCTGGCTCAGCTACAGGCGGCGGCGGTTCGCCTGGCAACGCTTCCGGCGTCACTGTCACCGCGACGGCTTCGCTGATTGCCGGAACCGCTACCGGCGGGATTGCTGGCGACGCGGCAGGCGCAACCATCACTGCCGCGGCATCCCTTATTGCCGGGCAGGCTACCGGCGCGGCATCTTCGCCGGCCGCTCTAGTCTCGGCATCGTCCCTGCTGGTAGCCGGCGGGGCTTACGGCGCAACGGCAGTAGCGCAGGGGCGCACCTACTTTGCGACGCTGTCATTCATTGCCGGCACCGCGGGACCGGGTTCGTTCAGCGCCAGCGAGTACACGCAGCAAGTGCTGTCGCAGGTTAGCCGCATCGGACCTAGCTTCGTTTACGGGGTTGACGAGCGAGTGGGTGCTACTATCAAGGTATCATCGCGTCGCATCGGAAAGGCGACTACATGAGCATGGTTGGCGAGTTGATCGCTGGCGACACGCTGGACTTTACGGATTCCGTGTCTGGCTATCCCGCGACGGACGGCTGGACGCTCAAGTATCGCCTCGTCCCGCGGTTCACCACGCCGACCCAAGTCCCCATTACGCTGACGGCAACCACGGTCAACGTGACCGACTACAGGGTCCAAGCTACCAGCGTTGCGACTTCCGCGTGGGCACCGGGTGCCTACGCTTGGGCGCGCTGGGTCGAAAAGTTGGGCGAGCGGCAGAGCCTCGGCGACGGCCAGCTATCGGTAAAGATCGACATTGCCACCGCGCCGCAGGGCACGGACACCCGCACGCAAGCGGAGCGCGCCCTTGAAGACCTGCGCGCCGCCTATGCGACGTTCGACGGGACGCGCAGCGAGTACACCATCGCCGGTCGTACGGTGAAGTTCGCGCAGCGGTCGGAGATCATTGCGCAGATGAGCTACTGGGCAACGCAGGTCAAGCGCGAGCGCAGGTCCGCCGCGCTGTCCGCTGGTCTGCCCGATCCATCCATCCTGTATCTGCGGGGTAGCTGATGTTCGAAGCCATCGCCAAGCGGATATCCAAGATGTTCGGCGGCACGCGGCAGCCTGTATCGCAGCGCATCGTCGTCGGCGGCGGGGTGCAGCGGTACGCGGCCGGCACCAAGACGCGCCTGCGCGGCGGCTGGTCTACGCCGAACTCGTCCGCGAACGCCATGCTGGACGCCAACCTGAAGCAGATGCGCAACAGTTCCCGCGCGCTGATGCGGGACTCCAGCTACGCCAAGCGCGCGGCGATGATTGTCGTCAACAACGTCATTGGCACCGGCATCGGCATCCAAGCCAACATCCGCAGCACGCGGAACGAACTGCGGACATCGGTAAACGACGCCATCGAGGCCGCGTGGGCGCAGTGGTGCATGCCGGAGAATTGCAGCGTCGGCGGCGAACTGCACTTCTACGATCTCGAGCGGCTGGCGCTGCGGCAGGTCGTTGACGCGGGCGAGGTGTTCATCAAGGTTCACCTGCGGGCCTTGGGCGACAGCGCCGTGCCGATGTCGCTTGAGATCATCGAGGCCGAACGGATCGCGGACGAATACGTCCGGTCCGCCGACGTGTCCGCCGGCAACATCGTCGTCATGGGCATCGAGGTTGACCAGTACCACCGGCCGCAGGCTTACTGGGTGCGCGACTATCACCCCGGCGACCATCGGCTATTGGCAGGCAAGGTTGACCAGACGCGGCGCGAACCCGCGTCCATCATGTTCCACATGCGGATTTTCACGCGCTACCCGCAGACGCGCGGGGAGCCGTGGCTGCATACCGCCATCAACAAGCTGCACGACATGGACGAATATACGTCGTCCGAAGTCACCGCCGCGGCCATGAGCGCCAAGATTTTCGGCAGCATCAGCAAAAGCCCCGACATGGACCCTGACATTGATGGGCCGTCGGGCGCGACCACTGAGGCGGACGGGAGCAAGTCGTTCAACATCGAGTCGGGCGTCATGTACGACCTGGACCCCGGCGAGTCCATGAACCTGCACGCGCCGAACCGGCCGAACTCCGCGCTCGATCCG